GGCAAACTCGATAGGACCGACATAGACTCGCTCTATCTTTTTGAAAGATCTCTTCAGAAAGGTCATCTCCTCCAATTTTGACTGTTTGTTGGTGATTTCCGAGGCCTTGTCCGCGGCCGTGATTGTGAATCCGAATTTTTCTGCTTCTTCTGCATACTTGTCGATGGTGAAGTGTTCTGCCGAAGCGGCTCCCATTGTGACGATCATGTCGTCTCCGTAAACGGATAGAGCACAGTCCTTCATGAAATGAGAGAAAGTTGCCTTTCTCCTATCTCCTGACTTCATCATGATTCGTTTGTAGATGATTGCTACCAACATCCAATTGATCAGCGAATTGTCGAACGCTGTTCCCGGTTGCCCAGAAACTTGTCCTCCAAATGTTTGAATCACCTTGCGGTTGTAAAGGATGTAAGGTCTTTCTACGCATGCGTGAAGCGCACTACGTACGATGTCGTCCTGTTCTTTCCATTTTGGGTCCAATTTTTGATAAAGCCGATTTGCGATGTAGGCACACTCTTCGAGGAATTCGACGGGAACTGAGGCATCCCAGTTCTTTGCATATGCATCGAAACCCAAATTTCCCTTCGCGAGATGGTATTGAGCCAACTCGTTCCAGTCAACATGAGGATCGATTCCGACTTTGATGGGCAAGTCTTTGAAGCATTCTTGTACCCTAAGGTGAAGCGCAAGGAAGTATTGTCTGTAGGCGATGACGTATGGAACGTTTGACGCCAAGATACCACGTGTTTTTGGTGTGATAATTTTCCTTTTCGCAAGCACTTCGTCCTTTGGGAAGTACGAGAACACAACATTCGGTCTTTCTCCTTGATGGGCTTTCGACAACATTGACGAAAGGTCCTTGTCCAATCTCTTTCCATTTTCTGAGTTGAGGTCCACTCTCCACAGTTCAGAACCATCTTTCTCTACCATCTGCTTGAAGTAGCTTTGTTTGGTCGTTGTTTTGTCCCTGAAGACATGTGGGAAACCTGGTGAGGTCTTCCTGTCTAGGCTTCCTGACATCGGATACCTGTGTTTCGAGGGACCATTGATCGCTTCTGTTCGAGTGAGAACTCCGAGGGGACGAAGTTTCATCGACAGGTAATCAACGATTTCATCAGCGACTGTTCTTAGCTCCTTCTTGTCGACAGCTTTGGGGTCGAGAGGGAAATTCGCCAACGTTGTGAGCGCCGGTTCATAACCATTTGATCTCGGATCTTGGGGTCCCAAAATTGCCGGTTCTCCATCACACGGGGCAGACGGTATTTCAATCGGGTTCAAACGCAACTTCGTTCCTCTGGTTTTGGCACTAGCAAACTTACTAAAGCCAACCATCGGGAAACCAGTCGCCTCGTCGATGTCTACACACTGATTGCTCATTATGCAGTCCTCCTCAACGTCGAACGACTCTTCATCCATCTCCGCCTCATTCAAAGCTGCAAGCAACTTTTCCTGAGGAACCAACGCGACATACATTTTCGTTTCGCTTCCAGCGCGGTGGATTCCGACGATCTTTTTGTTGATCCTGTTGTTAAACAGAACTACAGCAGATCCGCAGTCTCCCTTCTCTGTCACTGCCATTCCTCCTTCTCCTCCGACCATCTTCGTCGTGTAGGCCAAACCGACTCCTTTCAGAAGTCTGTCTCCTGTGAAGATGTTGTTCAACTGTCCAGCAACTCGAAGAGTGGAACAGTGCATATAGAAGCCGAACTTACCATCCATTGGCACGTTCAACATCGCAACACTGTCTGTTCCTTCTCCTAAAGCTTTCTTCATGTCAGCAACCGTCATGAACTTTGACGAAATGTCCTTGAAGGCTGGAAACTGGGGCTCAACTATCCTAATGAGAGATAGGTCAGTCGCGGGATCATCCCACGCTC